CGTACGAGAATGGTATGGAGAAATTCAATCATCGACAAGCAGACATGGACGAACAGCTTCTTAATAAGGCTGTTGATGATGTTGGTGACTATCTCGCGACAGTCATCCGCAACGAAGATGTCCGTGTACGTGTACTGACGAAGACTGAAGCTGTGAATGGTGTGTCGTGGATAGGATCGAGTAATCCAATCCAGCGTGATACATCAGCTGGATATCCATGGAAACACTTTGGAAGTGTCGATGCCAAGAAAGAAGCCTACCTCGAGTTCGATCAGACAAAACAGATTTGGGTTCTTAGGAAAGACGAAAAGGGCCAGATGCTGAACCTTGCAGTGGACCAATTGATTGAGTGCGCCCGTCATGGGATTCGAACAGCCTCAGTTAATTGTGGAACCCTCAAGGATGAGCCAAGAAAGCTCAAGAGGATCTACAAAGAACCAGGGACTCGAATCTTTTGGGGTGCGCCAGTCGACAAAGTACTTGCAGATCGAATGTACTTTCATGCCGCTGTTGCTGCACTTTCTGAGACACACGAACGACATCCTATCAAGATCGGAATCAATCCACTTGGACAAGGTTTTCATCTCCTTTATAACTGGCATTCACGAGTTTCAAATGTCGGTTTCGATATCGACATGACGAATTTTGACTCAACTGTGCCACTTACAGTGATGGAGAAAGTACCTCGAGTGTGGAACAAGATCTACAGGATCAACGACCCAAACTGGAAGCCAGAAGACGACATCATCAGGAACACGTTACACAAGTCAGTTCAACGACCACTCGTGTTGTATCGTGATTGTGTTGCCGTGTTGCCAGGAGGCAACCCATCAGGGCAACCAATGACCGGATCAGACAATAGTATCGTTCATTTCATCTATGATTACTATGTGTGGATGAGGAGATGTGAAATTGAACACGAACCAAAGATGGCTAACTTCGATCAATTCATGCGTCACGTTGCGTCGTCTTTCTATGGCGACGATGGGATGAGTACTGTTGCGCTTGGTGCACAACACATTTTCAACCCTCGCGGATACATCGAAGTCTGTGCCGAATTTGGAGTCGTGTGCACACCAGCTGACAAGACTGATGCGAAGAGTGTGAAATTTCGGAAGTTGCATGAGCTCGAATTCTTGAAGAGGAATTTCAAGAAAGCTACTCTGCCCAATGGAAAGGAATCACACTACTGGTGCGGTGCTCTGCTCGAGTCAAGTTTTGACAAGATGTTGAGTTTGGTTCTCACGAACAAACCTCACGA